GATTGACCTTGACGGACAAGACGAAAAACGCCAATCGTGCGACTTTGCACTCTGGAAAAAGGCTCAACCAGAGCATATTATGCGCTGGCCATCGCCTTGGAGCAACGGTTTCCCGGGTTGGCATATCGAGTGCTCGGCAATGGGTTGCAAATATTTAGGCGAAGAATTTGATATTCACGGTGGCGGAATGGATTTAATTTTCCCGCATCACGAAAGTGAGATTGCGCAGAGTGAGGTTGCTAATGACGCGCCGTTTGTTCATTACTTTATGCATAATAACTTGATTACGGTTGACGGCCAAAAGATGGGCAAGAGCCTTAACAATTTTGTAACGCTTAAAGATTTGTTTAGTAAAGTTCCAGCGATGTGGGTGAGGTATTTTATTGTTTCATTCCATTATCGCAGCCCGATTGATTTTAGTATCGCTGCAATAAAAAAAGCTGGTGAACAGTTTACCAAGATTAATGATATGGTTAATTTTGTTAGATCAAAAACAACTGAAAAGGCGGAAATAACTTCTCCAGACCTGACTGAAATTTATAATAATTTTATTGGCGCAATGAATGAAGACTTTAATACGCCAGTTGCGATAGCGGAAATTTTAAAGTTGCTAAAAACTGCAAAAACCGACGCTGAAAGCGAAAATATTGCTAAATTTTCGCAAATTAACACTATAATTTGCGATTTATTAGAAGGAGTTCTTGGCTTAGAGTTTTCCAAAGTTGAGCAAAAAGGTGCTGGCAATGAAGAAAAATTGTTAGCAGTTATAGACTCCATTCGTCAAGAATTGAGAAAGGACAAAAATTACGCCTTAAGCGATAAAATTCGCGATGAATTAATGGGCCTTGGAATTTCAAAAAGCGATAAGAAATTGGGGTAGGCCATGGAAAACAATGCTGTTGCTAAAATGGAAAAAACGCCGATTATCATAAATGCGCTATTTGCGATTTTGATGTTGATCGCGACAATTGTTTGCATTGCTTGTAGCATTTCAAATTATATAACAAAATCTATTGCTAGCGGTTTGTTTGTTTTTGCTGGCGGTTTTAATCTTTTTTACGCCGTTAGGGAAAAGGCGCGTGGAAGAAAACTTGCGTTTATAGTTTTAATGCTTATTGGGCTGGGGCTTGCCTTCTGCGGAGACATTCTGTTAATCGATAATTTAATTTTGGGTGCGGCGTTCTTTGCTGTGGGGCAAATAATGTTTATTGCTGCGTTTGTAACATTAAGCGGGTTTAGGGTTCGTGATGCAGTGATTGCGATTTTCATTTTTATCGCGGTATATCTTTTGATAAACTTTTATGATGGGTTTGGCTTTGGCAGATTAAAAACGCTTGTTGTTATACTTAATATAATTATAAGCTTGATGCTTGGAAAGGCTTTGTCCAATGTGATAAGTCAAAACAATAGGCTTGTTTATGCTCTTATTGCTATTGGTGCGGGGTTATTATTTGTTTCAGATATAATGCAAATTGTGTATCTTTTCGCTGGGCGCGCGTTTATGTTTAAATGTTTGTACTTATCGACGTATTATCCATCGGAATTTGTTTTAGCTCTGTCGATATTCTTTACTGCTAAATATTTTATAGTGCAACCTAAAATGTTGAGTTCGAAAGCTAACACACAGAATAAAAATGAAGATTTGGAAAGTAACAACAACAACAACAATAATTAATTAGAGAGTGCCAGAGATGCTTCTGGCAAAAGGAGAAAATATGGAAATAACTGAACCAAAATCGCTGCCGGGGGTTATGGAACTTCTGCCAGCTGATCAAATTAAATTTGATGAAATTAAAAGTAAGATTGAACGAGTTTATCAATCGTTTGGTTTTTTGCCTATCGACACTCCTTCTATTGAGAGGAGTGAGGTTTTGCTTGCAAAAGCCGGTGGTGAAACCGAAAAACAAATCTACGAATTCAAAAAAGGTGATAATAACATTTGCCTTAGATTTGATTTAACCGTTCCATTGGCAAAATATGTTGCTGCGAACATTAATAACCTAGAATTTCCTTTTAAGCGGTATCAGATTGGTAAAGTTTACCGAGGAGAAAAGGCGCAAAAGGGAAGATATCGCGAGTTTTATCAGGCAGATATTGACATCATCGGCAAAGGTGAGTTAAGTTTGGCGTGCGATGCGGAGTGCCCGGCCGTTATCTATAAAATTTTCAGTGAGCTAAATTTTGGTGACTTTGTTATTAACCTTAATAACAGGAAAATTGTTTCAGGACTGCTCGCTAGTCTTAATCTTGAAGAAAAGAAGATGGATATTATGCGCACGCTTGATAAGTTTGATAAGATTGGCGAAAGCGGAGTGATTGATATTCTAAAAGAAATAGCGTTAAAAAAGGCTCAAATCGATACGCTTTTAAGTTTTATTAAAATTAGCGGAAGCATAGCCGAGCAGTTAAAGCAACTAAAATCTTTTAAAATAAGCAACGAACAGTTTGCTCTTGGCGTTAGTGAACTTAGTCAGGTTGTTGCGCTAATTTTAGCTCAGGGCGTGCCTGAAAAAAATATCGCGATTAACCTATCGATAGTGCGTGGGTTGGATTATTACACTGGCACAGTTTTTGAAACGTTTTTAACTGATTATCCAAGCATCGGCAGCGTTTGTAGTGGCGGGAGATATGATAACCTTGCCGAGTTTTATACTAAAGAGAAATTGCCGGGCGTTGGAATTTCAATTGGCTTAACAAGGTTGTTTTATCAACTTCAGGAAAAGGCACTAGTGAGCTCAAGCCGTTTATCAGTTAGCGATGTTTTGGTTTTGCCGATGTCGACTGAATTTATCGGGGCGGGATATAAGGTTGCAAAAATTTTACGTGATGCAGGGCTCAATGTTCAGTTTTACGCCGAAGATAAAAAGTTTAAAAATAAACTGGCGTACGCCGATAAACTCCAAATTCCTTACGTTATAATTATTGGTGAGGACGAGTTTAAAACGAACTCGGTTACTATTAAAAATATGCGTACCCACGCGCAAGACACGATTAACCTCGCTGGCCTAGTTAATTATTTTAAGTGTTAATTATGAATAAGCAAATTGAGAAATAGAGCAATGCCCCTGCTGCAGCACGCTTGTGGCGGGGGGATTCAAATGCTTAAACAAGGTGTAGTGAGTATTTGTTAACGGTAAATTCGTGGCGTAATTTTTATAAAAATTTAAAAAACCTTGCAAAAAGATTAGAATTGTGGTATTATGTTTATACTTACGCAAAATCGCATATCATAATGCCGGAGTGGCGAAATGGCAGACGCCCTTTTTAACAAAAGGAGTCGCGCCAGCCAAACAACAAATTTGGTTTAAAATTTAATAAAAAATAATGCCGGAGTGGCGAAATGGCAGACGCCCTTTTTAACAAAAGGAGTCGCGTCAGCCAAAAAAACAAGATATGTTATAAAATTCAATACTAATAAATGCCGGAGTGGCGAAATGGCAGACGCACACGACTCAAAATCGTGCGAGGGCAACTTCATGCGGGTTCAAGTCCCGCCTTCGGCACCATATAAACTAAGTAAAAAGTCTTCTTTAGTGGAAGGCTTTTTATTTCGCCAAAAACACAATATGCAGGGGTAAATAAGGCAGTATTAACACAATATGCAGAGAAATGAAAGTTTTAACCAAAATTTAAGTTTTGAAAAATGTCTTCTTTTTTAATGTAAAAGTTTTGATTTCTAATAGGTATTTTTATTTATTTGATAAAAAATCAAAAGAACAGGCAATCGCAAAATAGTTTTGCGAAATCAAAATAAAAATCAAAAATAATCAAAAATCAATTTATATTTCTTAACAACAATGCAAAAAATACTTTGAATAGGAGGTAATTATGTGTTTATTCAAAAATAAGAAAAATAAAACTCCTGCAACAAAGCAAGAGCAAAAGAAAAAAGAACCATTCCAATGGTTATCAGGAAAAAAGAAAGAACTCACCCTTGATGAAGTGACTGAAATTGAAGAGTTCCTGGAAGATGATTTTTAAGGCTTAACAATAACAACATCAAGACCAGCATCTTCTGCCATTCTAATCGTTTGCTGAGTACCGCCAGCACTGCCATTATAACAGGCGATTATTCTTGAAGATTTGTCCACCATATACTTGTTGCGTTTTGCCATGCAACCATTAAAGTAATAAGTGTCAGAAACATTGGTAACAAAGTCAGCTTCGTTACAAATGTTTTGATATTGCATAATGCTTTCTTCTGGCCACTTAGAACATTGATTGATGCAAGGGATAGCACACTCAAGTTTTATGTTTGGATAAATCTTTTTTAATTCAAGGACAAGTTCGGCGGCAAGCATATCGTAGCCAAGAGCCATTCCAGAGATAAACAAACTATAGCCATCTTCAATTGCTTTTATGATAGATTTTTTGAGTTTGCGCTTAAAAAGGGAATAGCGAATTCCAGAGTTAGAATATCCCCAAGGTAGGCTTTTGGGCCTATGGCCTGTAAAGCAACAAATCGTGTCTTTACTATAATTTATAATATTTGTTTTTATATTCATATTTCCCTCCATAATTTCTAGTATTTATTTTAAATAAATGAAAAAATTATGTCAATAAAAGTGTCTGTATAGACACCAAAAATATATTTATACACTGATAAACTATAATAGTAGAGAGGTGTATGCTATGAAAATCCAAAGAGCTGTTGCGTTAAGAATAAGTAATTTATTGATAAAACATAATATTTCGCAGTATGAATTAGCGAAAAGAATGTTTACAGATAGGTCAACTATTAAACATATTATTCACGAAGAATATCAAAGTATTAAATTTGAAACTTTATTGAAAATTTCAGATGCATTTGGTATGTCTATACAAGAATTTTTAAATGATGATTTATTTAAAAAAGAAAATTTAGATATTTATTAAACAAAAAAGCCATGCATTTGCATGGCTTTTGTTCTATTATAATACTTTAATATATTCTTTCAATTCATGAATTCTATTAGCTTTTGTTTCGGCTTGAGAATAAAGCTCATTTAGTTTTACTCTTGGATCTGCTCCATCTCTTAAGTTTCATATATAGTTGCTTTTGATTGTATGGAATGTATACATATATTAATTCTTGAACTTCACCATTTGCAATATAATCTTCCTTCAAATATCCTTTAGTTAGATTACAATCTTGTTCTATAAGTTCAGTTGTTTTACTTTCATTAAATATTCTCATCACTTTTACCTCCATTAAGAAATTCTTTTCCACATATATACTGTTAAGTATGGTGGCATGTTGTTATGTGCTTGTCCTCCACCAGTAGAACCACTATTTGTTGATGATAGGCTAATAGTATGGTTATGACTTTCACTACCACCAGTATTTTGAATAATTTGCTGTCCACCACTTTTCGTGTTATACCATGTTTCGTTATAACCTCTATTTTCAACAAATCCGACACCTGCAACTTTATCACTATGAGTAGCACCCAGAACATTGCCAGACCAGTTATTACAACTCCATATTTGATGATTATGAGAAGGCATTTCACTTGAAGTCAATGTGTGTGTAGCTTCACCACCAGTAGATCCAGCTGTATAGGTAGATCCAGCAGAAAGCAAAAATTTGTCTTGAATTTGCTCCCATGTTCCACCAAAAAGAGTTTCTGGATTTGTACTATTAACCGACAAGTATATTGCTCCAATAGGATAAATTATTTCTACAATATCTGAGCATTCTGTAGCTACTCCATTAACAAGATATATAGGTTTTCTACTATTCCCTTTTGTTGTAGATCCTAATTTATTTGCAATTTCAGCTTGTAATTGAAGTTCCGTTAATGTTCCATTTGAATTTTTTATATAAGGCTTATATACCATATGTTTATCTCCGTTTTACTTTAAATAACTTTAAAAAATAAACCACCAGTAGCAAGATTACTGCTTGGTGAGGCTTGCCCAGATGTTCCAATTTCAATCATTTGACCACCAGCAACTGCAATACCTTTTGAATTTACTTGAATTGCACTATAAGTTCCTGCTGTTACGCCAGAATCTCCTAGTGTTACCGATATGGTCTTATTAGCGCTACCATCAACTGATTGTGAGCCACTGCCTGTGATGGCTGTGCTACCATCTGATCTTGTACCAGATCCAACTGTCACACCAATTGTTCGGGCTGTTTTCCACTTAGTTGCTGATGTAGCTTCGCTTGCTGTATCTGCTGTTGTAGCAGCCTCAACCTTTGTTGTTCCATTCTTGATATTGATTATTTCTGTAGCATTAGAACTTGCTGTTGACGATGCTGTGTCTGCTGTTGACTTAACTTCATTGATTGCACCAACAACCGTTTTTGAAGTTGTGTTCAATGAGTTGTCAGTCTTTGTTTGATAGTCAGTAAGGTCAACCTTGTCACTTTCTAGTGCTGCTATTTTAAAGTAACCTACTTGAACATAACCATTTGTTTTAATTGCATTTATGAATGCTGCGTCATTTGTATATGTGTAAGAACTAGAACTATTCTCTACACTGTATACCCAAAAGTCAGATACATTGGCAGTTTGGATATAGATCGCATCTCCAATGTTATGACTAGCTTTAGCTAGTGAATTAAATGCTGTTACAAATGCTTGAATGCTTTCATAACTTACACCTTTTGATTTTCCCTCTGCTAAAGCATAGGCATTATCTGCCCTTGTTTGCGCTGCTGAAACAGCTTGACGAATGTCACTATGTGCTGAGTTTGAAGAGTTATGTGTGCTTACTGCTCCAGCTTCTTCTGCACCTATGTTTGCAGGTGTCAAATTGACATTGCCTATTCTATAATTTTGTTCGTTATTTCCTTTTACCCCAGTTACATTATTTGAAGACTTTAATTCATCGATTGCATCTTGTACATTTGTTGCTGTTAAACCACTAGTTGTATTATCATATTCAACAACATCTGCTGCAGTCTCTGGATGTAAAAGTATAGTATCAGCGTCTGATACTTTTTGAATGATTTGATATTTATTTATTGTTTGTGCCATTTGTTATTCCTCCATTAACAAAAATATATAGCTCCCTATTTCTAGGTTACTTGGTATTTTATCAACCGTTTGCATTGTTCTTGAACTGAGTTCTCCAATCTTCATTTTCTTTGGTTGATTATCGCTACCAAGCAATAAGAAAAAATCAGCTTTATCTGCTGATTCTAAAGTTATTTGTGTGTATTGTTGTAAGTCATTAGATAGCAAATTTAATTCTTCTGCTGTCTTATTTCCAGTTAGTTCCACACTATTTATCGATGGCTTATTATTTAATCGCAAGTAATCATTGCTAAGATATACCGACTTTGTTATGTCAATCATTAAGCTGTGTCTGTTTACTTGCGATTTAATATCACTCAATTTTATTACTCTTTCGTAAAACTTGTAATTTGTTCTGAAATAATACCGTCGCGATTTCGCCATCATAAAATCGCAATGTTACATCAAAACTACATATTTTAGGAACAAATTCCTTTGTTTCCTCTGAGGAGATTTCCAGGTAGTATAGATTGTCATCTACTTTGGTGCATCTTTTAATTATGCCTTGCTCGGCACACGAGAATATCACTTCTTTTATGAATTCTATCTCTTCTCCACCTAGCACATTCAAATCCAACCCTAGGTCATCCCCTTGAACTAAAGTTATGACTTCTACCATTTATACCTCCACCAATATTATATTGTTTATTATCGTTTCAGTATCATCTAAGTTTTTCTGAACCACCTTGCAATTCATCTCTTTTAGAACTTTTCCTTGCTTTGCTGATAAAACATAGTCAGATCTATCCGAATCTAAGTCATCTACGATTACAACACCAGCATCACTACCTTTGATTGCTAACATGCCCCAATAATCATTTTCTTCACTAGGAATAGGCGTTTTATTCTTATTAGAAACTTTGCAGAAATAACTACACCCTTCGTAGAATACCGTATCAATGTAGTAAGTGTTGTTCACATAGTTTGTTGTTGAATTCCAGTCTCCAAGGTTTCTATATGACTTTCCTTGCTTTGGTGCTGGAATGTTAAACTTGATATTTTTGTGCTGGTTGCTTGAGTTTGTTTGTATTTCAACACTTATTGGATCTTCTGAACCAATCTCCTGGCTTGACACTGTTAAGTTATCAATTATCTCGACAACTTTGTCTGATTTTGTGTTTGCACTATTTGCAGTAGCCACAGCATTATCTGATTTTGTATTGGCATTATTTGCTGTTTGTATAGCAGTATTTGAGTTTGTGACCGCTATATTTGCGCTATTTTCTGCGTTTTGGGCACTTGTTTCTGCGTTTCTGGCACTATTTTCTGCATTTCTGGCACTTGTTTCTGCATTTGTAGCCCTCGTATTAGCAGAACTTGCACTGTTTTGTGCATTTTGAGCGCTGGTTTGAGCGGCACTTGCACTTGCTTCTGCCGCCAAGGCTGCCCTTTCTGCATTTTCAATTCTATTAAAGGAATCTCTTGCAAGTTCCAAGGCAGTATTGCTGTTTTCGTATGCTTGAACTATAAGGTCTGGATTCCTTGAACCTTGCTTTGTTGCATATAGCACAGATTCTTCAACTTCAATTTTGATAATTTGGAAAGGTACAACCGTATCCGTTCCATCTGCTAAATAAGCAACAAATTGCATTTGCAACTCTCCGTTCACAGACACTGCATCTGGGATTGTAAAAGCAAAGTTAAGTTTGTCAAATGAGCTTCCGTAGGACATATTCTCATCTTCAGGGGTATACAACCCAATAGTCCATTTTTCTTTCCTTATATTCTTGAAATCCACTCTTTTTGAGTAGTTTTCGTATTCTTCGGGAAAGTGAACAAGTACTGTGGTAGCATTGTTTTCTCCAGCAATGACTTTATAATCTTCAATGTTTTCAATTGTATTTTGCTTATTTCTTAATAGATTTACGCTTATTCCTGCCATCACATCACCTCCCTTTTATTTTGCACTTGGATATCCAACCGCTTTATTCATTTCGCTTAATCCTACCGAACCGTTTAACATAGTTATTCCTGATGTGCTTGATATAAACCACATCTGGCATAATGCTCTGAAATAACTTGGCTTCCATTCTTCTGCACCGCCAGTAAAAGTTCTACCATCAAACACAACTGTCCATTTTCTTGTTGAAGTGTTGAAATAGACCTCATATGTGAGTTTGTTTGCTGGTGTAGTATTACTTTTGTACGATTCATCAAATACTGTCGTTCCGTTGATTATACACTTGCTTCCAATAGTCCATTGTGCTGTTAAATAGTTAAATGAAATTGTTGAAGTTATGTCAACTTTTGTATTCCCTTCGCAATCATACATCACAAAGCCACCGCTATATGTGTAAACTATCTTTACATGGTCGCAATAATACTTAGAAAAGCCATATCCAGGATTGTAGTTTTTTGTTCTTACCACGAGCATTGAACTGCCAGTGGATATCTCTGGGCTTTCTCCAGCTGGTGCTTTCTCAGGAACAATTTCACTTGTCACATAATCAGCAGACTTAAACCCCATTATTATGTTGTTGCCAAAGTATATTTCTCTGGTTGCTCCGATTCCATTCCTATTCCTAAACAATTGTTTACTGCCAAAGTATGCTGGCATTTTACACCGATATCAAATACAGCACTCTGTCGTATCTATTTGCTGGTACACTTGATCCAAAATAGACAATAAATGTTCCAGCTGGTGGACTTGATGTTGGCGCTGTGGTCGTGTATACAACCCTTTGTGATTTGGTTGAATTGTCAGCATTTAGGGTATGGTCTGATTCAACCGCATGATTTGATTCGTTTGAATGTTTAGAATAGGAAATTCTGTCTAATTGCACCCTAATGTCTTGAAATGAAACATTCCCATTTGTTGCAATTGAGACTAGATATAATGGCGCTTGATAAATTCCAGAAGGAATCTCTGACAAGTCATTTTGTGTTAGTTCAATAACAGATGTGTCACTTTGTGGTGTTACTTTTATTTGAAAACTTTGCGGTCTTGCTGATAAGTCAAACTCAGCATATACCTTTGCATATTGTGTTCTGCTTGATGGAATTACAAAATTGAATTGAATAGGAGCATCACTTATTCCAAAGTAGCCAAATGCATGTGCCATCCCTGGGCCAATGATTATTCCCCTATCAATTAAAGTTACCGGAAACCTATCTCTTTCACTAAAAACGACACCAGGAACAACTTGCGAATAAAAGTTGTAAATCTTGGCATCGAATGTTGGAACTATTTCATTTTTTCCAGTTACACTGTCTCCAATGCCTTTGAGAATATATCCCATTATGTTTTCCTCCTGTATCTTTTATCGTTATACATTTTCATTCTGTCCGTGAAGTCAATTCTCGTTTTGCCAAACACACAAGTGTAATAAGGATCATACATGTTGTATTTCAGCCCTGTGAAAATTGATTGATACTCTCTATCTTCATAGATTATTGTCACTTTATCTCCATATCTGAAATTCTTACACTTTACCATTGTTTGATTCTTGGCTAATTTATAAAGGATGCAATGGTTATAGATGTTTCCACAAAGTTCGCTCTTTGCTTTATCTATCATTGTGTACCCTTCACGAATTGCCGCTGTTTCATCCCAACTCACATATTTGCTTTGTGTTGGCAAAACTCTATGTGCATTTGTTGAATCTGAAGTTATAGTGTTGTCATCTAGCAAGTAGAATGTACCTTCTTCAGTTCCAAGGTCTTGGTTATAAAAAACCACCTTGTTATAGGTGGGCATTTCGTTGCTATCAAATTGTGGTTTTGATAGTCTTATATTGTCTTTGATTATATAGCCTTCCGTTGAGTTTTTTGCAATCTTGCATACCACTTTATTGTTCACAAAATCAATTGAAAAATCTAGGTATATGTTGTATGTGTCAAACAGCCAATCAATAAAGTCCAAAATGCTTATTGTGTCATCATTGCTGGTATAAACACAACTTGTATCACTACCAAAAGTTCTCAGTTCTAGCGGTAGTTTCTTTTTGTTGTCGTTTGTTTGTATGAAGGCATAATTCAATAGAACTTTCAGCCCTTGCACTCCATCAAACTTGCAACCGATTAAATCGGTGTATTTGAACACATTTATCACTGTATCGTTAAATAACTCTTTCATCTGCTTAAATGATATTTTGTGTTCGGTATTATCTATTGATGTTATAACCCCTAGTTCTACTAGTGAGCTTCCATCAATAAGTGCTATCAAATCTCCTTTGAAACCATTTGAGATGTTTATTATTGATGCAGTGCTGGTATTATTGGAAATAAAGTCATAGTCAATGTTGTAGTCTTTAACTACTCCACCATCAATGTATTCCAGATTGTTCCTTGCATAAATTCTATAATGAATCATACTAACTCCTTCTGGATTGAGTAAGTTATTGTTACCTTTCCAAAGTCAGTATTTCTGGCTGAGAAAACAAGTGTTGACTTACCTGTTGGTATGGTTATGAAGTTTGAGAATGTATAGTCTTTTTCGCCTATATAATAGACATCTTCTTTGACATACTCTCCATTGACTAAAGTGTAAAGTCCAGCTTCTTGTTTGTCTGGACTACTATCTATTATGAGATAGCACCCTTCATTCACAATTAAGTTGTATTTTGCTTGGTCTTTTGCCACTCCATCTTGCATTATTCTAACTGATGGTGTGTCTGTTACTCCCTCAACCCTTATTATGCAACTGGTTGGCAGATTCCCTTCATTATCAATGTCTACCGCAAGGTTATTACTACCGCCATAATAATATGGATAGTAGTATGGATACACCAATGGCTCTCCATACCTATTGAGTTCCAGAATTATCTTCTTATCTTGTTTCCATCTTGATATGCAAGTGAATTTAACCGCGCATTTCAAAAACCCTGTTTTGTAGTCAATTTCGGACTTTTTGATCTCGCTTATAAGCACCAATTTGTACCATTCAGTGTTCAACTTATTGTCATGTGATATTCCCTTTGTTGAATAATAGAGTTTCAAAGGTTCTTTTGTGTTTATGTTCCCAACGAACTCCACAAACTTACGAAAGTGTTCATATCCATTAAAGTAGAGATCTCCTGTTATGACTTGTTCACTTGTTTGGACTTCTTCAATAAATGTGGTGTTATCCACCTCATAACTTGTTATTTTTGTTTTGATTCCAAGCCCATCTGGATCTGCAAACATGTTCCCTCTGTGGTCATATGGATCCTTTTGTGTTAGATTCCATAGTTTTCCACTTTGATTTTCTAACCAAAACTTTCTCATATTTTACCTCCAAGTTCCCTGTTAATCCTATCAGCAAGCACATCTGCTACGAGTTCAGCGTTCTCTTGACTCATTGCTGTATCTCCATGTGCATCTATGTCCACATGAATATCCGAGTGTTGAGTATTTGAGTTTTCGCTTACTTGGTTTGTGTTTACATTGATCTCATCTCCCATGTCGGAATATGACGATTCCAGGTTTGTCATTGTATCAGCTTGTTTTTCAAGCGAACTGGTTAACTCTTTACTTCTGCCAGTCAAAAATGCGAATAAAAGTGCCAAAACCAGTATGACCGCAACAACCGCAAGGGCGATTGGTATAAGTGGCACACTGGCGGCAGAAACTGCCCCTATGCCACCTGCCGCACCATAACTTGCTATTGTTATTGCCTTAATAACTGCTACTATTGCTGTTATAATTGACACCACTTTTGGCAGCAAAATGACTATCATTAGCAAAAATGCTACAAACTTTTGTTGTTCTGGACTCATCCCCGCAAACCAATCGGCAATTTGTGTTAATATAGGCAAGATATTGTCCACAAAAAACTGTGTTATTTGCTGAATAAGTGGCAACAACTTTTCGGCTAGTTGCATGCTTACTTGCATGAACTGCTGTTTCATTCCATCCCAAGTTTCCTTGATTTGTTCTGCTGTCTGGACTTGTTGCTCTGTTGTTATTCCAAGAGCCATTTGCTGTTCGTTTAGTTCTTGAATTGTTTCAGCTGATGTTTGCATCACTTCCAAAACATTTAATGCATTATCTCCAAATAACTCATATGCAAGCGAATTTCTTAGAGTTATATTCTCCATTTCTGATAAAGAAAGAACAATATCATCATAAACATCAGACAAGCTTCGTGTGTTACCTTCATTATCCTTTGTTTGGACACCAAGTTTTTTTAAGATGTTGCTATATGCTGTGCCTTTGGCTAGTGCTATGTCTGACATAACTGACTTTAGACTGGTCATTGCCGAGTCATAGTTTGATGCATCTCCTGTTATTTGTTTATAAACATTTCTCATGAGTTGCATTTTCTCTATATTGACATCAAGTGCTTTTGCCTGCTCATCCAAAGCCATTGTTGATTTTGTAAATGCTGTTATTGATGCTGTTATTGTTGTAACCAATGCTGTAGCAAGACCTGAAAACACTCTAAGTGTTTTTTGCGATCTTTTGAGTGTTGATTCAATCTTATTAAAGCCACTGTTTATGTTTGCAAGTCCTTGCATTCTTTTTGAACCAGATGCATTTTCTATTTCATTGTTGTATCTTTTTAGTTCATTTTCAGCTTTTAATACCGCAACCTCTATTTTGTTGAACTCTTTTGCAGTTATATCTCCATTTTGAAATGCTTTGTTTGCTTCTATTTGTTTCTGTTTAAGTAGTGCAACTTTTTGTGTTGCTTGACCAACTTGTTCTTTTAACAAACGCATTTTCTTGGTGCTTGCTTCAATGTTTTTTGGATCTAGCTTTATTGCTTTGTCTAATTCTCTTGTCTGATCTGAGGCTTGTTTAAGTGTTTCGTTTAATTTTTTAACTTTCTGATCTATGCTATCAAGACTTCTGCCAACTTCCACTTTTACTTACCTCCTAATTATTTATTTTTCGCTGATATCTCTCATAGATTCTGTCATCCATGTTTTTTAGATTATGAATTGCTTTGTTTATGAAACGAGTTCCTTTTATGGTGCTTGTTCCATAATTAAGAATGTTTGCTATCTTTTGATATGGCACACCTTTTCGATTTTCTCCAACGAACTCAACCGAATAGCCATACCAGTTTTGTTTTGCTACTATCTTGCTTTGTCTTAGAGAATTCAAGAGTCCTAATGTTGCACCTTTAGGTGTCGTTTGTTCCAATTCTTTGACTAGATTCTCCACTTCTAAATCAATTTGCTCTTTGATAGCTTCAATTGCATATTCTCCATAATCTGCTAGTTGCTCAAAGTATTCGCTTAGTTGTTTGGATACTCCATCATTCCAACTCGCCATCTTAACCCCTTAATTTGCCTTTCAAAGTCATTTCGGACAGACTCATTGGTGCTGAATAATGTAGATTTTTGCCCTCTGCTTTTGCGAGTGTTAATGCATCAATTTGCGATGAATAATCCACCAAGTCAAATAAGACATTCAATCCCATATCAGCAACATTGATTTGCACTCCTGTTTTGACTATGCAATACAATAATTGTGTTGTAAAGTCTGTTTCAATCTGGCTAATGTCAACGCTAGACTTTGAACTAGCATATTTTATCTTTTTTTTTGCGAGATAAACAGCGAGAAGAATTCAAGCAATTCGGAAATAAGTTCATTATCTGTCACAATACTAGGTGGAATACTCATTATGAGTTCGCCAATCTCTGGTTTGTTTGGATATTCAGCTGTGGCTATTAGCGAAGCAACAAAGTTTAATATAAATTCGCTATCAAATTGATAGCTTGAAATTGTATCTAAAACTTCGCTTGTTTCCTTTTCACTCAATTTGTCTAAATCGTCAACTGATTGGATATTGAATTTTTTCAATGTTTCAAGTGTTTCCTTGCTTGAGTTCTTTTTGGCAAAAGCGATGATATCATTTAGCAAGTCTTTCCCAAAATAACTTTTGTATAAAATAAAGGTAAGGGCATTGCCACAAAGTTTGAGTTCATCATCTCCTACCTTTATTTTTTTGATTAAACCATATTGTTTCATACTACTCTCCTACTGTTGAATCTGGCACATAGATCTCATCTTGGACATCAGCCCAAATATCACTATTGAGATTGCTGTTCAAAATGGTATAAGTTACTTTGTCTGGCTTATCTTCATCATTGATGTAGTCGTATGGATAAACCTTGACATTGAGTGTCAAATCTCTGATTGTTTGGCCATCAAAACTGGAGCTTGCTAGTGCCGGCAATTGGAACACTGCTCGGTACATGGTGAACATGCTTTCCGATCCATCCCCAACGCTTGAATAATAACCAAAAGCCACTTCTTTAGATTTTGTTTTGCTTTTGATAACTATTGCGCCATTTTTGTCTATTTTTACATCAAAGAACTTGGAATAAACATTGAAAGGAAGAACAGCAAATTTGATTGTTCCTTCGCCTTGCACCTGTGTATTTAACCTAATAAACGAGATGTTGTCATCAGCATTTATGTCTGTTGATTCTGACTTGAAATCAAGGTTAACTTCCATCAAACCTTCGTGATACTCTTTTGTTCCAAATGTACCATCTGGATTGAGTTCAGCCGCAAAGAACTTCTTATTGCCTGTCTCATATAATTGTGAGACATTTGTTGTTTGATTTGGCATATTTCTCTCCTTCTAATAAAGTTTGTATAAGGTCAAAGGATAATGAAAAAGTGAAGTTTCGTTTTCAAAAATCTCATCAGCGAACTCCACTTCAAACCCATTATCCTTAAAAATGTTTTCAATGTTTTCTAGTAAATCAAAGTTTTCTGCACTATCAAAACTCTTTTTACTGAAAACATCAATGGCAATCATAACTTCCCTTATAAAGTCATCATTGTCTGCACTGTATTTCCTTTCAAAACTTGGGAAATAATACGACAAGTAAATAGGTTTATTTCTTGCCTTTGGATTGCGTACCACTCCGTGCCAGAATAGTATGTTGTTTGTTCCATCAATTTCGGCATCACTAAGTCCGATGCCCTCCTGCAAACCAATACTTTTTAGTAGTGATATGACTTCCTTTCTGCAAACTCTTCTTGCTCTAATAGTCCTCATATTCCACCTCATCGAAACTAGGCGCTAATGTTTCATTTGCTCGAATCACAATGTCTGTGTTGTTGAATTCGTATTTATCAATACTCACAATGTCATAGGTTTTATTTTTGAATTCCAGGAATAACTCATTGTTAATCTTAGGATTATAAACAACCTTGAATTGTGTTGTTTCTTCAACTTGCACTGATTTTGCCGAGAACCTTTCGTTCTCAGATAATTCCCTAACATAGCACCATAACCCACCACTTTCCCTACTATGAATATAAGTCTTTACGACTTTTTCATAGTCATCAACTATTTTTGTTTCAATACGAAAGAAACGGACTTTTTTGTCTTTATTCTCTTTTCTCTCCATTAGAATACCTTTTTCCTATATTCCTGGAGCAAGATGGCAACTGCTCGTTCAACTTCACTTGTATTGGTATGCTCTTTATTGTTATAGTAGGAACTTACTATAAATTTTGCAGTTTCTTTTACTGTTTGTGGGATTATATCAAAGTCTGATAATGGATATCGCAAGACCTTTTCTATTATCTCCTGTGCTAAGTTTATCAGGTCGGCAATAAGGGGATCTAACCAATCCCCATCTATGCCAAGATAAACTTTCATTTCTTCAATTGTTGGCATAATTGCCTCCTATTTGATTATTCAGCACCTTGTTCGGTATTATCGTTATTATCGTTGTTTTCAGTGTTGTTTTCGGTGTTTTCTGTGCCATTTGTTTCTTCTACTGGTTCATCGTCTTGTTCCGAGTCTGTTCCATTAGTAGCTTCGCCAGATACAATTTCATCATCTTGGATTTCGTATCTTGCATGACCAACAACTGCGAAAATGTTGCCTTTGAATGTGCTATCTTCGATTGCATCCACAACAATCTCAATTTTTCTTGCATTGTAGTGAGAGATTTCATCTGCAACAAAATCGATTGTTACGATGCTTGCTTCTACGAGTTCAATCTCTTCTTTACGAATTTCTACTTTTGAGTCATCATCAAGCACAGCATTGATTGTTACATTTGTTGTTGCTTTATTTTCGGTGTTTTCTCCAGCAACAGCAAAGCAGATCTTTGCAGTTTGATAATTTGTAAAGGAAAGTTCCTTTGTTTTTACTTCCTTGCTGAAATCTACTTCTTTGTCAACAAGTGCCACGATTCTTTCTGTTAAATACTTACTCATTTTCTATCTCCTTCCTTAATTAGTTTCGTTTTGCGAGTGCCACATATGGTGATACTGTTGCACTGCCCTTATATGGTTGCAATGGTGTATTCCAAGTTGGTTGTCCATCTACCCTATAAATGAATCTAAACACATTTTCATCATAAAGGAAACGAACATGGATAGAACTTGTTGCATTGATACCGCCCTTATCAATCAAAATGTATTGACCAAGGTCTGCAAGCACGATATCTCCAACTTCTCCAACTGCTGAACATTGTTCAAGTGGAACTACTGGTCTGCCAAATAATGAAGCATATGGTGTTTCGCTAAGTCCACCAGCTGGAATATAAACTGGTTTATCTCCAACTGTTAATGTGTAAAGCAATGGTTCAATCTCTGGATTAATAAACCATACTGAGTTTGAACGTGAACGAGCCCATAATCTTGACCACATTTTTACCAAGTTTTCCACTGTGATTTTTGCAGTTTGTCCTTGCTCTTTCTCAACTTTTACAAGTGCGCCAGAGTTAAGGATTCCAAGAGGTTGACCCGCACCAGTTCCCTCAAAAATTGCGGCGTCAATTTTGAAACCAAATTCATCTGCAAAACCTTCACGAATAACATTTTCAAGGGCTGCTGAATCTTGCAATAATTCATCGGTTACATAGCATAGTCCTGTAAGTTTTTTGAGTGTCAATTCCATTGTTCTGAATTTTGGTTTTGAACCTGTGATTTGATCAGCTTCATTTTCCCAATAAGTTTGAATTCCACCCCATCTTGATCCATTTGCTCTGCTAATTTCATCAATAGCATTAATTTTGATACCATTTGCATTGGTTGAAAGCGGTATTCTCTTTACTTTTGATGCAAGGATTCCGGTTTCATAAGTCCTTTTCAAAAGTTCAGCAACAAAGTCTTTCTGAACTAAAAAACCACCATCGCTTGGGTTTGTTTCATTCAAACCGCTTGCACTTCTGGTGGTTAATCTTCTATCTATTCTACCTGCTGGTGTGCTGGCTCTATAAACTGCCATCATCTGTTCGCCAAGACTTCTGAATTTCCTTTCTTCATCTTTCTCAGGATTGTCTTTGACTACTTCTGTTTCATCAGCTTCGCCAGCACTGTCATTCTTTGTGTTGGTATCTTCTTTCTTTTCAGGTTCTGGTTCATCTTCTTTGAAAACCTCGAGTCTAACTATTTGTTTTTCCCAAGATCTCATTTCTTCTTCAAGTTTAACAAGTTCCTTATCTTCTTCATTTGTAAGATCTCTTCCTTCTTTTTCTGCATTTTCAATGATTCGCATTGCCTTAAGTCTGGCATCATTTTTTCTTGCTTTCATTTCTTTAATTGTTCTCATTTTAATCTCCCATAAATTTTAATTTTTGTTTTTTGATCTCCAGCTTTCGCTTGATCGCATTTTTGTTTTCAACCACTTCTGATTGATGATTTTTCAAGATGTCATCAAGCGACCTTATTCCACACTCAGTTTGTGTGTATGCTGGGAAAGTCACTGGACTGACATCATAGAGTTTGACTTTTAATAGCTCTCTTACATCTGCACCATCTTCGTAGTTCCATCTGTCCAGTATGACCGTGAAGCCAAATGACATTTGTGTGATATCTCCACGCTTTATGCTTACAAGCAAATCTTTTGCCCACTGTGTGTTTGGTGGTTTAATCTTTACATGTAAGCCTTTGTCATCTTCTTCAAGTGTCAAAGTACCTGACTTGTTTCTACCAAGAACATAGTTGGGATCGTGATTGAATAAGGCTCTTATATCATCTTCTTGGATTGTCTGTTCAAAAGCGCCTTTTACCACTCGTTCCCTAAATGGCTGATTGCCACCTAGTTCTTCGCTCCAACTATCAAAAACAGATGCGTAGCCATCAATTGTTGGCTCTGCTGAATCTTCTGAGATATCATCAACAACTCTTAATTCTTTAAGTGTTATCGTTCTTCTCTCAAACAAATTCTCCGTTTGTTGTTTGGTCATCATTTACCTCCTTCTCTTGATTTTTTGCACTCTCAGTTCCCGCACTCATTGCTGATATCATGTTGCCATTTAGGAGATACAAATCTCCACCTTGGTCTGCTGGGATCTTATTCATATTTTCTAAGGCTCTTATTTCATTAGCAGACATCCAACCGTTTTGTCTTGCTATTGCATATCCGTTCATCCTTGTTACGAAATCCCCTCGCATTAGTCCATCAACATTGAATTTGGCATAGTAGATTGTTCGTTCTTCTTCATTTAGAAGAGATCTGACTATTGCTTGCTCCCAGCGAACAAGCCAAGGTCTGATTGTATGAACGACGAAATCTATTGATTGGTGTTCAATGTTACTGAAAGTGCTTCTTGATAGATCGCCAACCATATGTGGCGGCACACGGAAGATTCGGCATATCTCAGTTATTTGGAATGACCTAGTTTGTAAAAACTGGCTATCCTCTGGCGACATTCCGATTTCATGGTATTTCATACCTTCTTCAAGGACTGCTACCTTATGTGAATTGGCTGTTCCTTGATATACCTTGTTCCAACTATCCCTGAGTTTATCTGGATCTTTCAAAACTCCTGGATGTTCAAGGACTCCACCAGGCCTTGCACCATTGCCAAAGAACCGTGCGCCAAACTCTTCGGTAGCCAAGGCAAGGCCCATTGCTTCTCTTGCGTATGTTATTGGACTGACTCCAATAATTCCGTCAAAAGAAAAAGCAGGTATATGAAATATCTGCTTTGGAGTATAAGTTTTTGTTATTCCACGATTGTTCGTGTATGTGTATTTGATTGCATTGGTGGTCATATCTCTTTCTACGACCATATTCTTGCTTTTTAGTGGATATAGCTCGGATATCTGTCCATTTTTATTTCGTTTTATCAGTGCATAAGCATTCCCCCAAAGTAGCAAGTTTGTCATTAACATTTCCCTAAAAGTGAAGCTTGACATCTCGCTGTTTGGCACATCTTTTAGTATCGTGTATAGGGGATGCTGTTTTGCTTTTTCGCTATCTCCATTTGTTAATTCTTTTAATAAGTTCAAAGGTAAGCTGGCGATTGTTTCGCTTATTACCTTTACACAAGCATAGACCGTAGAGATTTTGAGTGCTGATTCTTCGTCTACATCTACTCCACTATTGCTTTGCTGACCCGTGTCTAGATCAACACCCTTTATGAAGTCAGCAGTTTTTTGATCTATATTTCGGTTTTCTTTCTTTTTTCTGCTAAATAACCCCATTTTACCTCCTATAAAATAATAATCCCACGTTCGTTATAGACACTTTCCTGGCTTTGATGTCTTATAGCTCGATCAAGTGCCATTATAAGTGCAATTGCACCATCAATTTTTTCTGTTGATTTCTCTTTGTCTGGCTTTATGTTTCCTGCTGGATCTGTTTTGATATAGATGTTATCAATCATCCAGTCAAGGACTCCATTGCCACCATGTGCTATCTTTTGTTCAAGCACCAGCTTCATCAATTCCTTTGTCGGTGGACTCATGTCCTTATAACCTTGACCAAAAGGCACTATAGTGAAGCCCATACCTTCTAGGTTCTGAAC